CATTGAACGCCATCTGGCAGTTGCCGCGATGACGGGTGAACTGGTTGTTGAGCCAACCGGCGCGCTGGTGCCACGCTTGGGTAGCTGCGTCGTAGACCCAAGTGATGTCGGCGCTGGGGAAGTTCAGCACATAGAACGAATGGCCGTCTTGCTGGTAAGTATAAGCCACAGCGTCCGTGATGTCGGCGTACTGTTGGATCTGCCATTCGACCGAATGCGTCGAGATGCGGACACCAGCGTAGCCGTTGGAACGGTACACCATACCGCGCCCGCGAGCGTCCGAACTGAGCCAAAATACGCCGTTGTCGAGCTTGGCGACGGAGAACGGTGCAGCGCAACCAATTTCGATGAATGCGCCTTGGATGCGCGACAGCGGGAAGTCTGGCAAACCAGCGTTGTACCAGACTTCAACAGTTGATTGCCCAAACAGCCAGACTTCGCGGTGGTTTACAATTAGGGACACCAGATTGTCGGGCGAACCTTCGGCGCTGGCGAAGTCAAGCGGATCAACGGACGTTCCGTCGTACAGCGACGTGACCCAGAACTTCTGGCTGTTAGGCTGGTTGTAGACGAAGTACCCGTCGATGAACCCGACCGTCACCGCACCCGCAAAATCAACGTCCGTGATCTGCGCGAACACGTCTGTGCCCGCGTTGTAGATGTACCCAGTAGCGCCCGCCGCAATGAACATTTGGGTGCCGTTGTCTACCATCGACACTTGGCCGGTGCCCGACACGGTGCCCTTGGACACGACGTTAAAATCGCTGTCAATCTGATAGAGCGACGTGCCCGACACGGCGTAGCCGTAATTGCCAAACTGCCAAAGTCCACGCACAGGGCCAGCGCCCATCGTGGCAAGATAGTTTAGTCCTGGCGCGCGTTGAAGGAACGCTGGGCTCTTGCCCCCGGCGTCTTCCGGCACAACCTCCGGAAACATGTTGATCATGCGGTTGTCCGCAGCGTTGACGCTGCGGGCCACATAAGCGGAGCCAAGGATCGGGGTTTTCATCAGAAGTTTCCGGCGAAGATGTTAAACCGCTGGCGAGTGCTGACGATGGCGTAGGGGATCGACATGATGTCGTCGGGGTTGTTGATGCGCTTCAGATTGCGCTTGGACGCCATAGCAAGGCGGCTGACCGTCGCCGAGGGCTCCACGCCAAACTCAGGAGCCAGTTCGCAAGCCAGATTGTACCGGAACGCCCGCAGATAGCCAGGCGGGAAGTACAGCGGCGTCGCGATAGTGGCGGGCTGGGTCAGTTGCGCCGCCGATATGAAATGCCACTCCAGTATCTTGGTGGGCACTGGATAGATGTGCATGTCAATGTTGGGGTAATTCGTATTAATCCACATTACCTGTGGAAAAGTACTGGTCACGGTTTTAACCGCGATGCCATCGTACTGCTGTTGGTTGATCAGCTTGATGCCGTAGGAGATGCCAGTCGAAGTATCAACAAAATAGGTCGCGTCGTCCATGAGGACGGGACGGTCGCCGACAAAGTCACCAGAAGGCCCAAGCGTCTGGCTAATGAGCCCAGGCAGCCAATTAAAGATTTGTTCTTGCGTCGTAAACGTCGAGAGCTTTTCCGTGCCCCACGAGTCGATCATCTGGTTGAGCGCAAACAGCGCGTCCTGCGATGTGGCCGCAGACGGCGTTTCACCTTCAGCCAAAACACCTAGAAGGCGAAGGGCTCCGTTAATCTGATCCCCGGCTGTCGTCATAGCTGGCTATTCCCTCATTCAACGGCCTGCGACCGCGTCGCCGGGGCGCAAGTTCATTTACCGGCTCTGACACGTCAGAAGGCGGGGCTTCGCCGGGAGTATAGCGGCTCCAGCCATTCTCTTCATCATAAATCGCTTCGGCTTCCATAACGGCGACTTTGGTGCCGTGAACCGGGTGGCGCATGTAGATCATAAATTTACCTGTGGAAAAACGCCCCGCCCGTAGACGGGGCGTTAGATGATTACGCGATGCGGTACAGCGTCCACGCCAGATCGCCGACCTTGCGGGCAAGGAAGCGAGCTGAAGTAGCCGCAGACACGGCGGCAGCACCAACAATGGTCCAACCAGTGCCAACCACAACGGTTGCCGCATTAGTAGCGCCCGTGTTGATGATCACAACGTCAAAGCAGCTGTCGTTCTTGGCGCTGGTGACCAGAGCCTCGGTAAGCGCCACCGTGGGGAGCGTCAGGTTAACCGCAGCGCCCGTATACGTGATGATACCAGAAGTGATTTCCGCAGCGGTAAGAGTAGCCGCAGCGGTTTTTGCAACAGGGGTTCCCTGAGTCACCATGTTGACTTCAGTGACATTGCCGTCGCCGAGCTGGTAGCCACCAGCGCCATTCGGAAGAGCCATGATATTCTCCTAAAGAGTTGATGAGGGAGATCTGGGGCCGCAGCCCCAGATGAAAGCTTGTTAGCCCCACATACGCACGGCCATAGGCGCGCGAATCACGGAGTAGCCGTAGAGAACGTCAATACGGCAGGGCATACGGTCATTGTTGATGTCGTACTGACGAACAATACGCATCGAGATGCCGTTATGAACCTGACGAGACGCCATATCCACACCCTGCGGCATCAGCAGATCGGCGGTGCCGAGCGTGATGGCGTTCTTGTTGTAGATAAGGTTCTGCGGGTACGAGGTGGAGGCCGCACCAAGGAAGGTGACAGCAGCGTTGTCCGCTGGGAACGAGTCCACCGTAGCCAGAGCCTGGCTAGCGGTATAGATCGGGGGCGAGATCGCCACGTCGGTCCAAGCGCCGCTGGAAGCGGTGGCGGTGGCGGTGCAGACGAACTGCTGCAAGCTGCCGGTGGTCTGACGGGTCTGCGGATTGACCGCGTACACGCCAGCAATGGTGAACACGTCGCCAACCTTGATGGTCGCAGAGCCAGTGCCGCCATCGAAACTGATGGTGGACGCGCCCTGTGTCGTGACAGCGCCGTTGACGAGGATCGTGTCCGAGGTGGAGCGCGAACCGGTCGTGTGCTGCACGATAGACTGAGACATGTTGACTTCGTCATAGCCAAGAACCCCTTCGCCCATCATGCCGGTCTTAAACTGACGGCTGATCGTGCTGGTGGGATTGAAGAAGCCTTTCATGCCTTCAACCAGACCGGCGTTGGCAGCGGGATTCACAGTGGCGTAACGCTGGTCCATGGGAACGGCGTATTCGTTCAGCTTCTGCTGGGCCTGAAGCAGAACAAGCGAAGTGGCGGGGGTCGTGCCGGGGGTGCCGACCGAGCTGTAGATGTTCTGGTAGGCGTTCGCCACGTCCGCATCCACGCTGGCAGCCAACTGGCTGACGCGGGGCTTCAGAACGCGCTCTGCGAAATCGTCCAACTGCATGGTCAGTTCGGCAGAGGTGAAGTTCACGCCGATGTGCTTCTGAGTAGAAACAGTCAGGGTCGTGTACTGCTCGTTGTCGTCCTGGACCTGAAGCGCAGCGCCGTTGGTGACGAGAGCGCGATCGGGAAGGCGGATACGCAGCGTGGAGCCAATCTTCGCGCCCTCGACGGCGAAGCTGTCGTCGTACTGGCGGTTCACGTTACGCGAAAGCACCAGGTTGTTCTCAAGGATCTCCAGAGCCTTTCTGGTGATCATGTCGATTGTGAGAATGCTATTAGCCATTGGTCAGCCTTTCAGGCGTGAGAGGTTAGCGGAATTTCGAAGCTTCCAGCTTCTTTACCTGACGTGCCCGTTCAGCGGCGATCCATTCTGACGTGGTCATCGTTTTGATGGACCGAGGGTCAGTGGTGTCGTATGCGGGGGCTCCGCTGCTTCGAGCCGTAACAGGTGAAATAGGCGTGGGCGCGTTCGAAGATTTCTTGACGGGCGGGTTTGAAACCAGCTTGGCTTCAATTTTGCCAATCTCTTTGGCCTGCAAGATGGGCGGCATACGGGAAATGCGGTCAGCTTCTTTCGGATTAGACCCTAAGTAGTACGCTACATCAGGGCCAATGTCCGAAGTCTGAATGGTCTCAGCCATCACGGTCGTGATGCGGAGGTTGGGGTTGTACGCGACTTGTTCAAAGTCATCGTACTTTGCCCGCGCGTCCTCTTCACGGTCGTGGTAAGCTTCAACGTATTCAGACCGCTGTTTCTGGGCTTCCCGCTCCTTAAGCATCTGTTCGGCGTACGCTTTCGCGTAGGTTTCGACCGAATCAAACTGATCAGGCGGCGGTAACTCAGAAGGTGCGGCGGGGGCGGCGGCTTTTTGGGCCTGCTCCCGTTCCCATTTACGCTGTTCTCTTGCTAGGCGCTTTCCGACTATGGCGTCCAATTCTTCTTGCGTGAAGGTCTTGGTCGTTTCAGTCGTCTGTTCCTCCGGCCTTGCATCTTCAGCAACTGGAGCCGCCGTAGCTTCCGGTTCTGGCATGGACACCGGGGCGTCCACTGGGGCAGTCAAGTTTTCGTCGTTCATGGGTTACTCCGAGGAGTGCCTGGCTACCGGCCAGTCGGTTAAGCTGAAAGACCTGCCACTTTTTCTTGGAAGGCTTTCACACGAGCCTCAAGGGCCTGTGTAGCGGCTGTCAGATCGGCAGCGCGGGCGTCCAAAGACGCCGCCGCAGCGGCCTGACGGGATTCATTGGTGTTGCAAGATGCTTCTCTGCGGGCCAGAAGATCTTCGCGCGCCGCAGCAGCAGCATCTGCGTCTGCCTTGGCGGCGTCAAACGCGGCGCGATCGGCCTTCAACTTGGCCTGATCGGCTTTGAGCGCCGTGCGGGCGTCCTGAGCGCCGGAAACCATTTCAGCAGCGGTTGCGCGGGCAGCCGCAAGCTCTTCCGCAGCCTTGGCGCGGTCAGCGACCGCGTCCTGAGCGGCGGACAGCGCGCCCTGACGGACGGCCAACTCGTCCCGCAACTCAGCCATCGTAGCTAGGTTTCTAGGAAGCTGGTTAAGGAAGTAATCCATGTAGTCCATTGGGGCGCTATCCTGCGAGACGTTCATGGGGCACCTTTAGGCGTAATAGCTGATGTTGAGCTTGGCTCCAGCTACCTGCTCAATGAACCGAATCATGGTCAGGTCACCGTCGTACTGGAGCGTCACGCCAACAGGAAGGGGCATCCCAACGGACGCAGTGGGGGCAACGTTATCGTCGCGCCAACGCACAGCCTGACCTTCGGGGGTGATAAGGGCGATTACGGGGCGGCAGTTCAAGCCGTTAAGGTCCACAGACGGGACTGTCAGCGCCGTGGAAGAGCTGAGAGAGGTGATCTGCTGATAGCCTAACCTGGTTGTGATGGCTTTCAGGTTAATCGACATCATATTCTCCTAGATTCCGTGAAGGACCGAATTTCTATAAAGTACTGCGTCGGCCCTGTAACCGGCGGAGCGGGGGTATACGTGATGTCTACGGCCTGCCCGGTTAAGGAGTATAGACCGTTCTGTGGCGAAAGCAAGAACCCCCTTGTGATGGTTATGCTTTGCCCGGTAAGTGCGTAAGAACCGTTGGACGCGGTCAACGTATAGGCGACCGAAAGGACCGGGGGGCTTCCCGCTAACGGTGCGGCTGCAATCGGTAGCGATGCAATGCCGTATCCAGTAAGAGCGAAAGCCATTCAATTAACCTATCCTTCAACTATTGGAATTTCCCAAAGCCATGTGGTGGTGTTCAACGTCCACTCAGCCCCCGGCTGCGGCGCATAGAAAACATCGTTTACGGAGTCGTATGTGTACCCGATCCCGGCGTAGTTGCCGCGCAGGGCAGTGCCCCCATCTGGCTGGCCGTCCGCGCCGTAGTGGACCCCGCCACGGGTGTTGTAGCTGGTCTGTATCCACGAGCCCGGCGAGCTATCGACAAAGGTGTCGAAGAAGTCGGGCTCGGCGACGATGACTTGGATGACTTTGCCGTCAAGACATTTGGCGAAGTGGCTCACGCTGTGTAACTCCCTGAAGCAGTGAACTTGATGATGGTGTTGGAGCCGCTCGTCGTGACGGTGGGTGAGCCGGTCGTGGTGCCGCTGTAATTGGCTGTCGGTACAGACAGGATGACTACGCCAGAACCGCCAATACCAGAAGGATAAGAGGAGCTAGGGTTAAACCCGCCTTGACCACCGCCGCCGCCGCCCGTGTTAGCTGTACCATTTCCGCCAGCGCCGTATGGGCCACCGCTGTTACCATATCCGCCCGCGCCGCCGCCGCCAGTTCCGCCTGTGCCAACATTGGATGCACCATTGGCACCGCCGCCGCCCCCGCCAGCATATGTTACCGATGAACCAGTAATTGAGGATGCTGTGCCCGCGCCGCCATTTCCCGATTTACCAGATGTATTTCCCGCGCCGCCGACCGCACTTGCCCCACCACCGCCGCCAGCAGACAACGCTCCTGAAGTGCCGTTTCCTCCGGCAAAACCTTGTCCAGAAGTTCCTGAACCGCCAACCCCGGCAGTACCACCATCGCAGCCGCCACCGCCACCGCCGGACCCACCTGAAGCGCCGTTAAGTAGGGGGCTATTGTCGGGCGGAACACCATGACCACCACCACCGCCGCCTGTGGCGCTTATACTATTGAATGAAGACGCCGTGCCGTTATTTCCGACAACGCCTGTTGTAACCGCTGCTCCACCAGCGCCGACAACAATAGTATAGGTCGTATTACTTGTTAATATGCTTGTGCCTGACAACAAGCCGCCCGCACCACCACCACCCGCGCCATTTAATCCGCCGCCGCCTGCGCCGCCCGCGACAACAAGATATGAAACGCCGTAAACTGATTGTCTGGTTGCATTAAAGCCTGAATATACAACCCACCCCTGTGTTGCATCTAAGTAAACAAATGCTACGCTTTCGCGGTAAAGATTAAGCGCATAATTTGATGCTACCCCATTCACATTTGAACCATTAGGCGCAACCGTCACATTATTCGTCGCCCACGTCCCCGCATAGTCCGTGAGTTGAACGATGTTGCCCGCAGACGGGCTGGCGGGAAGCGTGACGGTGATTGCAGCGGATGTGGTGTTGACGGGGTATGCGCGGCCCGCGACAGCGGTGAAGTTGCCGGTCTGGACGGACTGCCAAGCTACAGATCCGCCGTTGTTGGCGGAAAGCGTGCCGGTAACGCCGGTCGCAAGAGGCAAATTGGTAGCATTGGTCAAGGATATAGACGCGGGCGTACCTAACGCCGTCGCGTTACCAGAAGGATCTAGCTGTGGCGATTTGGACGCCGCCATTGTAATAAATACGTTTTTGGTGCCTGCCGAAAACGTAACCGCAGATCCCGAATTGGACGAACTGTAGACCGTTGTGCGGGTCAGCGTGTTGGCTGACGAGTAGGTGCCAAGTCCTACTTCCCATTCGCTGGTCGTCTGTCCTTGAATTGAATAGTAACAGGTATCGCCAACCGACATAACCGCAGAGAACGTCCGGTAGCCCGCCGCAGGCGTACCAGACACAACAAAAGCCCCCGTGCCCGTAGATGTGGAGCTATCGAGAACGCGGTCTGCGGTTATGAACGCCACTATTTAGCCTCCAGCGCAGCGAGACGAGCCTCAAGCGCGTCATTCGTAGCGGATAATTCTTGAATAGCGGAAGTTAAAATGGCAATCATGTTACCTTCAGCAATGCCAAGGAACTCTTCCGTGACAGCCGCCGTTGTAACACCCCCATTTTCATCCCTGATTTCCGGTTCAATGACGCACTCATTCTTTTTGATGATGCTGTTCAAGTATGGTTTATCGGCAAGAACTTGTTGAACTTCTTGAGCTAGAAAACCAACCGTTGTATTTTCGGTGTCAAAAGCGTGAACTGGGTGTTTTTTCCAATCAAAAGACACCGGACGCAGCGCCTGCACAATGCTCAGTGCCCCGTTAAGTGTCTCTATATTCTGTTTGTAGCGAGCGTCAGATGTGGCGATGGTAGAAGATGTAGCAAATATCTGGCTGTTAACTTGCAGTCTGTACGCGCCGTTTGAAGTTGTATACCCAACCAAAAAATAGCCGTTTGTATCAAAACGCCCGCGATCCACGTCATTAGTGTACATAACAAATGGATGGTTAGTTTCCGAGCCAAAACTAACGGAGGTTGTTCCTGCTACTAATTTAGCGTAAACAGAAGAGCTTGTCTCTCGTATATATATGCGTTGAGTTCCAGAACCGGCAACGTCAAGTTTAGCGCCCGAAAAAATAGAGCCCGACCCAATACCTACACTTTGCGACGTGTCAATCGTCATCGCGGTTGTGCCAGCAGTAGCCGCTGTAATTGCGCCATTTGACGATGCAATAGTTACGTTGGACGTACCATTTGATATGGATGTCCCGCTACCACCGCTGGGCGCTTGGGACACCCACGCGCTGCCATTGGATGTCAACACGTTGCCGCTTGTACCTGGCGATGTAAGACCTGTGCCGCCGTTAGCCGCCGCAAGTGTGCCCGCCATTGTAATGGTGCCAGACGCCGTAATAGGCCCACCACTGTACGTAAGCCCCGTGGTGCCGCCGCTAACGTTGACGCTGGTAACCGTGCCGGTGCCGGTTACAGTCGTCCATGTAGGAGCGCCAGACCCGCCAGACGTAAGCACTTGGCCGGACGTGCCAACGGACGAATAAGCTATGGCAGTGCCTGTTCCGTAGGGAATAGTGCCTGCGGTGGGCGTTGCGGTGCTATTGGTGCCACCATTGGCGATAGCAAGCGTACCGGCAAGCGTTATGGTGCCTGAAGATGTAACAGGACCGCCGCTGGTTGTGAGGCCCGTTGTACCGCCGCTGACCGCAACGCTGGTAACGGAGCCTGTACCAGCAGACGACCATGTAGGCGAGCCAGAACCGCCGGATAAAAGCACTTGCCCTGCCGTACCCACAGAACTGTACGAAAGGGTAGAGCCATCGCCATAAGGAATAGATCCTGCTGTAGGCGTGTCGTTAGATTTTAACTGAAGCGTTCTAGCAGCCGCCAACGTAATAAACACGTTTTTGGTGCCGGACGAGAACGACACGGCGCTACCGCTGGCCGAAGATGCCAAAACAGTTGTGCGGGCAAACTGGTTGGTGCTGGCGTAGGTGCCAACGCCAATTTCCCATTCCGCCGTCGCTTGACCCTGAATGGCGTAATAGAACGTGTCGCCAACGCTTAGAACCGTTGAGAAAGTCCGATAGCCAAACGGTGCAGACCCAGAAACCGTGATGTTTCCGGTGCCGGTTGTGGTCGATGTGTCCTTGACACGATCTGCGGTTATGAAGGCCATAGATCTATCCTATCAGGTAGCTTGGAACACGCCATTGGTAGCATCAAGGGTTACAGTTACGGTATCGCCAGACGCTACAGTTACGCTGGACCCATAATCCCAATACGCCACCGGGGTGCTGGTAGTCGCATCCCAAAGTATCGCGTATCGAAACGTAAATCCAGCGCCTGACCCGGTCCAGACAGCGGGGCTCGCCAACACCAGTTTGTAAGTGCCTGCGGTTTGGGCAGCAGAGGTAATGTTAGCCGTGTTGCCTCCCGCCGTGTAACCGCCAGCCGTAGCCAGATCCGTGGTGCCAGGCGTAAACGTCGTGTCAGCAGCATTGACGGTAGCCGCAAGGGCTATATTCCATGTATCCGTGCCAGCATTGATACCCTCTAAAAGAGGCTCAATGGCGGCGGTATATTTGACGTAAGAGGCGGTGGGCATCAGCGCCTCACGACAGGAACTTGAGTTTGTACAGGGTTGACAGGTACAACCCTACAATCTCGTCGATGATGTTTTGAAGCGCGGTGTCTTTTTGGTCCACTACGTCATATCGGCAATCTTCAATTTCTTGAAGCTGGTTTTCTAAGAACTCAACGACATTGGTGGTTTTCTTGGCGGTCTGAAGGCTGATGCCACCAATCAAACCGTGACGGCCTTGATAGGCTTCAGCAAACTTGTCCGCCAAATCAACAATACCGTCGTAGAACCCCTGCAACGCCATGTGCTTGGCAAAGCTGCGAGTGTTGAGATGGACCGAGTGAGCCACATCCCGCGCAAGGAACAGATACCCTACAAAATCAGAAGCTTTCTTCATTGCGGCATTCCCTGCGGTGGCATCCCTTGGGGCGGCATTTCGGGGGCCATTCCCTGCGGCATCTCAGAAGGCATTCCCATTGGCATTTCTTCACCTGGCAACTGCTGACCGGGCATCTCGCCCGCCAGATCGCCGCTGGTTATCATGCCGTGAACCGTGCCCATGACAATGTCTTGGATCTGCTCGGGCGACATAGACGCTTGAACGGCGGACAGGCGCTTGGTTTCAGCGTCAAACGCCTTGATTGTCGCCTCAAAGTTCTTGCGCTCAAGATCCTGCATCTCAACGGATTGATGGACGTTCTGAAGCATTTTTTGCATCATTTCCATCTCTTGGCCCATCGCCTGCATCTGCTGTTCAGCAGCTTGAAGCGCAGGCGACTTGTCGTCCGTCTCCAAAAGTTTGGGGTCGATGGTCTTGGCAAACCGCTGAGACATTTCCTGCGCGCCGGGCCAATCCATGTTCTTGATGAACAGATCGCCCGCGACGGCCCAAAGAGCCGGGTTAGCTTGAAGAAGTTGCGACATGGAGTCGAGAGCTTCCTGACGCTTGGTCATGTAGCTCGGCCCCGTCGTGACACACACATCATACCTGCCGACGCCCGGATTGTAAATCTTTTCAATTACAACGCTAGGGTTTTCGGGGCTTACGATCTTCTTGACCGGCTCTTGCTGCATCGGGTCGATCTTAGCCATGTCCGTTTCACCGTCGATGCCGATGATGCGGGCGATGCGCTGGGTGTCGTAAATCTTGGGGATCATATCTACGATCTGGCGCGTCGTGTAGCGGATGGCGCGGGCGAGGTTGTCAACGTAGTGATATGTGCCTGTATCGCCTTGTTTTTCGCGAGCCAGAATAGCCCGTCCCGACCGCTCGTTGCTGGTCGCGCCAAGGCTACTGTCGTACTGACCAGT